AATGCATCCTGTGGAGGCATCACCCTAACAACTGCATCCATAACTTCCGGTGTAAAAATATCAATTCCCATTATATTAGTCCTCCTTATTTAGACTGTGGTGTTTTAAGTACAATACCCTGAGCGAGTAATGTATTATAGTTAGCTGCTACGGTTGAGGCTCCTCCGAGCGCAACTTTATTTGCATTAAAATCGCCCTCAATATAAGCTGGTATCTTGCTGATTGCAGTGGTTGTGATTGTATCAGCTGCAATTGCATAGACATTCGTTGTTACTGCCGCCGCAGTCGGCTTCGTAAATGAAGCCGCTGGAGCACCAGCTGTTACAACACATTCAAGCAGGTCTCCTCTGTTAATTGTAAGACCTGAGGCTACCTGAATGGTAACTGGTTCACCGACAGCTCCTGTAAAAAGATTATCATAAGTATTTGTAACTGTTCCGGTATTTCTTGCCATAACTACTTACCTCCTTTTCCAATTTGATTCAAATATTTCTTTGCGGATTCTTCAGCAAATTTTGCCTGTTTCTGTGCATCTGTCATTTCACTTCCGGATGCATTTCCGCTGTTTACAAACCCTGGCACGCTGTTCGCAGTAGCAGCATCAGCAGCCATTCCATTGATGATTGCAGTATTAACAAAATCACCATTTGTTAAAGCATCAATAGCTACCTTCTCAGGTGTTTCAAAGGTTTCGTATTTAGCTTTATTTAGAACCTCGTCCGATACTTTACCACTCATCTTATCGATAGCTTCCAATCTTGCACGCTCGGCTTTCGCCCCTTCGGCTTTTGCTTCCGCTTCAATCTGATTGATGAAATCAGGGCAGGCGGTTTTTAATTCTGCTATGTTTTTAAATTCCACTTTTCTTTCTCCTTCCTGGATAGTTAATTTATTTTCTAAAACACTTTTCAGTGCCTCAGGTACTTTTGTTGCGGAGTTGATGAAAACACCTTTTATTTTATTTACAACCTCTTCTTCAGACGAAAACATTAATTCATCTGCGAATCCTTGTTCAACTGCTTTTTTTCCGTTTAGCCAGGTTTCATCATCCATCATTTTTGATATTTCTTTTTCTGATAGCCCTGTACGCTCTACATATGCATTTACGATTCCGGATTTCAGACTATCAAGAGTATCTGCCGTTCTTCTCAGATCCTCTGCATTATACAATCCGTACATTACATTAAGCGGATTATGAACCATCATATATGCAGATGATGGAATCATAATTGTGCTACAGGCTAGAGCAATTAGCACTGCTGCCGAAGCACATACTCCATCAATTTTACAAATCGTTTTAACTCCGCTTGCATTGCATTCCTTAATATGAGTTGCAATCGCCTGAGCCGCGAACATTGCACCACCATTACTGTTGATACGAACTATAATTTCCTTTGATGATGCTGTTGCATCTTTAAGTTGTTGAATAAAGTCGTTCGGGGTTACTTCATCCCCTTCCTTTCCAGTCCAATAGTCATAACTCTTTTCCGATGCAATATCGCTGTAAACAAAAAGCTCAACCGAATTTTCATTCAGTGAGCTAATGTTAAAGAACATATTCCCAATTTTCTGTTTATACGGTTTCATCACTTTGTCCATCTTTACCTCCATCTTTTTTCATTGCCCGCTTTGAATTATTAATCAATCCTCCGGCTTCTTCCAATAACTTATTTTCTCGTTTTAACTGTTTAGCATTTTTTATAAAGTCTCCTCCTGTCAGGCCAATAGTTTCTTCTTCTCTTGTACTGAATCCATTCTCAACTCTTGATTGTGCTGCATCTACTTCTTTTGTAGGATCCAACATTCCTGGAGCTGGTCCATTCCAATCTGCTCCACACCATGCCTTTTGAATGATTGGATCTTTGAAGAAACCAGGAGCTTTAATTCTTCCGTTTGCAACTGCTTCAGCTAAGAATAATTCGTAAACCGGTTGACAGAACCCAGTTGAAAGCCACTCCCTACGCATACGAAACATTTTCCACGCTTCAAGCAGAGCTGCTCTACTAGCTGAATACGATGCTGTAAATGATTTAAGCAATAATTCTTGAGGTATTTCAAGAGAGGCTCCTATGTATCTACAGAGTGATGTTATAAATGCATCAAAAGCCGTATTCGGTCTTTTAGGATCCGCTAATTCAATCGATTCATTAGGCGCCAATGTAACAACAGCCCCATTTCCTAGTTCATACTGTGAATCATCATGATCAATCGGTACTGCATCACCTGGTATTCCCTCACCCAATGGCAATTCAGAAGATGGTCCACTGCTTTTTACGAATACAGTAAACATACCAGAGATTACAGCAGCCATTAGTTCCGCATCAGTATACCTAGTAAGCTGTTTTATTGCTTCAATTACTGGCGCAAGCATCGGAACACCTCTTCTTTGCTCGGCTCTTTCTGCTTCAAATAAGTGTATTATGTTTTGTCTACCAGTTACTTTTCCATACGCATCAACCCTTGTCCATTCCGGGGATGTGAATGTGTATGAAGTCAAAGCGTAGGGATACTGATTGCATATCCAATATGCTACTACCCCACCGTCCTTATCGATTTCGACTCCAGAATAAATCTCGTTTCCATTCTCCGGATTTAATCCCCAAAATGGCATCCATGAATTGCCAAGAGCGGTTGCCATTTGATAAGGTGTGCATACCCTATCAGCTTCGATCAGCTGCAGCCTTAATCCGTATGGCATGAATTTGGTTGGCTCCTTATATTTCATCAAGCAAAAACCATCACCATTCATTAATTGGCCAAGTAATATAAGACCTTGCATATCATAAAAGTTATTCAGTCTTAAAGCATCACACTGTTTCGTGTCAGCCCATAAATCAAACTCTCGTTCAATTTTACCTTCCCACTGCTCAGCTTCCTCTTCTGTCATTCCAAGAAACTCATAATCGATGCGTGACTTTAATTTTAGACCACTACCAACTACATTCGTTCTTGTGGTCTTAATAGCAGCTGATGCTATTGGAGCATTCATATAAAGGATTCTGCTTCGATTAATCAAAGTTCGCTGGTTTGCTTCAATATCAAGACTCGGTGATGCTGATATATCTGTAAATCCTTTTAAACTTTTCTTAGAATATGATGCTCCTCCTTCTGAGTAACCAGTATTCTTATACTTATCACCGAGAATATCTATTGTTTTCCTTGCTGCCATACGTTTCATTCCGTGGATCGGAGCAACTACATTTACAGCTTTATCAATCCAATTCATTTTCTTCTCACCGCCTTTATATGTCGCGAGGAATTATCCCTACAACCTTATTTCTTCCCTTCCCATTAACTCTGGACTCTTCTATCTCTATCCTGTTAATGAGATACTCAATCATCTGCCTTACTTCTGATAAATTAGCTCTTGTAAGGTTTCTTCCGTTAAGTTGATAACTTTGAGCACCGTCAAGTATGGTCATTTCAGCTTTTTCATAGGCTTCTAGCCGATTTTTATACTCTTGTAATCTATCTGTCATGTGATTTTTCCTTTCTAGCCCCAGATATCAACACCTTTTGAGCCTCTTTTTTGTACTTTTTTAGGTGTTTTTGCCTCTGAAATAGTTGATTTTCGCTTGTTTTCAGCTTCGGTTTTATACCTTTTTTGCAATATTTCCAGCTGAGGATTCAGTATTTCTAGGGCTGCAGTGGCATAATTTCGAATATCAAACGGCTCATTTCTTGCTCCTGATGATCGTTTTTCCCAGTTTATACTTACTTTTCCTTTGACATATCGCACATTTCTGCGTTCTGAAGTAAGCCCAAGGAAGTACTGTTCATCATATCCTCTATCATCCTCTATTGGGAAATGACAAAAGCCCGGTTCTTTTTCAAACTGGACTTTCAATCGTGAAGATATTGTATCCTTACCAACATCAACACCAATATTAAAAAGCCAAGCTCCCGATTTATTTCGTTTGCTCGGCCTCTGTATGTAACTAACGCCACTACCGCCTTGACCTTTAATCGCCCAGACACGTTTATCCTCTCTTTTCTTGCAGTAGTTATAAACTTCTGTAGTGAAATGTCCTCCAGAGTCAATACAAGTAGTGAGAACTTGCATTTCTAATCCATCAGACCTTATATAATTTTTATCTAGGATATCATCAAGATCTGACCATACCTTCTTTTGCCCTGGATCTCCCATGATAACACCATACTTTATCCCGTAGCTGCATTTATCAATCCCCCAGCCTACTATTTCATATTCCAGTCGGTTATCTTGCACGTCAACACCGGCAGTAAGTACAATAGCATCTTCAGGTACTTCACAATTGTAATATTCTCTACGCTTAAGAAGTTGATCCTGAATATCAAGATCTCCTTCTTCTTCCCATGTAAGACCCAGAGAAGTATTTGTCCATACCTTTAATGTTTCTTTACCTCCTCTTTTGGCTTCAAGAAAATCTCTTATAATTTCCGTCCATTTTTTCCATGGACTAGCCATTTCATTCAGATGAAATCCGCGTTTATTTATCCTCTCCGGATGCCGTGCAACCCATTTAATCGGTTGACGTTTCCATGCCATTTCGCTGCTGATGGATCCGCATTCCTTGCAGACATAACCTTTTAATTTAAAGTCCATTGTTCCGCTCTCATGTTCGAATATCAATTGCGCCCAGTCATATGGTTGATATTCTCCACAATGAGGGCATGAAACATTCAGCTGCTCCATTGTGCTAGAGTTGTACTCCATCTCAATTCTGGATGAATCCTTGATTGTTGGAGTTGATACTAATATCTTTTTCCGGTTCCAAAATGTAGTTGTTCTTTTAGATGCAAGGTTTACCGGATCACCTTCCGTTCCAGCAGATACCGGATATCGGTCTACCTCATCGGCCAACAATACTCTGATTGGTCTACTGGCCAACCCTGAAGGTGAATTAGCTCCACCCAGAGCAATATATCCACCGGGAAAGCTTTTTAACAGTAATGTATTATTACTATCCTTGGATTTGGCATCTTTAACTTTACTCTTAAGCCTAGGAGTATCGCGTAGCATTGGTGCCAATCTATTCTTGGAGAAATCCTGTGCCATTTCTATGGTGGGCTGAATAAATAAAATCGGTGAAGGATCATAATCGATGTAATAACCGAGCAGATTCAGCAATATCTCAGATTTACCAACCTGCGCGCTGCTCATTACTACGACAGTTTCAACCTTTTGATCATTTACCGCATTCATAATTTCTCTCTGATAAGGTGCCCTGTCTGTTTTCCACTGTCCAGGCTCAGCAGAAGCTTCTGACGAAAGTCTTCTATAGCAATCTGCCCAGTCACTCACCTTTAATTCTGGCGGTGGTGCTAAAACATTTGCTATTTTTCTGAAGAGCAATTCTGTTTTATCCATCATCCTCTTCACCCTGCTCTACATAATCCTCTGAATAAAACAGTTCAGGAGAATAGTCCTTTAATTCCTCGAGGGCTTCATATATATTTCTTCGTATTAATTCCTGGATATCTGTTACTTCTTCAATGCCAACTAACATAGGAGATATTTTTGATGGCATACTTAGTAATTTGGCTTTCATTGACGAAAGCATGTCCGTCATTACCCGTTCAACATCTGACGCATCGTGCATAGTCCCCTTCATTCTGGCAAGTTTAATTTCCTCCTGCTCAGCTTTTGCCCTTTTCAGCTTTACTTCTTCTATGCTCAGCTGCTTTTCAAGATCCTGATCATCTATTTTGCTATCGCTTTTCACTCTCAGAAATCTAATGTATTGTTTTACGGTTGGAACCAGCTCATAACTTCCGCTTTCGGCTCTGGAAATAATACCTTCTTCCACCATCTGTCTCACTCTACGCGTTGAAACCTCTAAAATGTCTGAAATTACAGTGGTTGAGACATACAAATTAGATACGCTTTTTGTTTTCTTCTCTACTATATACCCCAACTCCTTTCATTCATTTTTCATTCGCTAAGCGGAAGGAAGTACACTAAAAAAAATTTTTATGCCTAGCTGATATTTGGGGTTGCGAACATCCACTCAATGTATTTCTATCCGGAAGTACCTTTTATTCTATTTTGCATAAAAATAACACGATGATTTTATAAACTCCGTGTTTAATGATCCTTCTATTCATTATGATGTATATCATTTCTACTTGCATCTATTATCAGGCACTTTAATATAGCGTATACTACCGCTTGAACCTCTTATTACTACTATCTTTCCACAACCTTTATTTGATATTGATTTACATGTTGTACATTGTTTCATCCGCGGCTCCCTCCTGCCTTATCTATGGATGATAATTTACCCGGCTTACGCCACACCAATTTATTGCATTAAAAAAGCACCCGATTAATGGGCGCTTATGAAATGTAGTTTGTTATTATTGTTTTATATATATTATGTTACCTTCATCAGCATCAAATAGACTGCTGACTTAGGTACTTATTTATTTTTTCAAAGCTATTATGATTAATAAAATAAGTACCAGCACTATGATTATTGTTTCATTACCGCTGGCATACATGATGCGTTTCCTCCCTTCAATTGGGATGCATTCATTGTACCATAACGTAATGGTTTATAAAACTGGTATATTGTACCATTAGTTACAAAAAGAGCATCCTACTAGATTCTGTTTTAGTAAGATGCCCTTTACATAAATTGTACATTACGCCCCGGTAATACTGGCAGCAAACCGGCTACCGATTTGTTCAACCGATCTTCCTCTGGAGGTTTCTTACAACCTTTCCACCATAATGATAACACCGGATTATATAACGTGTAAATCACGTCTTTTTCTCACGCTTTTCTCATATCATCTCTATACCGTCAACCCCAAAAATATGTACACTTACTAACTTTGTACATTCTCCAACCCATCTGCTGATCGACTGCTTACTTGTGTAATAAGTTTCTGCGGCCTCTTCATAGCTCATTCGCTCAATCATGCAATTAAAAAAGGCTTCGTATTTATCGGATAGTCCCTTTTGCTTATATTCCTGCTTAACCGTATCTAAAGCTTTATCGATATGTGTAACAACAATCATACTTCTCAATTTACTTCTCAATATACTGTTAATGTAAAGCTCCTCTTCCTCATCATATCCAAGTGATTCATCTTTTAGCTGATTCGTTTCGTATATTGCCTCTTCAATACTTTTTTCAATTCTTCTGTAGTTTTTCAACAACATTTTTGTATTGTGCAGTGCCTTACGTTTTTTCTCATTTTCCATTGTCTTAGTGAATTCCTTAATAGCCGTTTTCACAGCTTTATTAATCATTTCATCTGCTGTAGTCTGGTTCATACAACTCCTCCCTTCTAAATAGTCCTGCTGCCAGGTGCTACTGATTTACATTGTCTCCATTCTTTATCAAGTATTTATCATTATCCCGTTTACTTCTACTTGATCGTTGACCTCAATTACAAAGCACTTTCTACCATCGATTTCTTTTGTCTTCACTAGGTCAGTTTTCTCAGGATTAACTTTGATTACAATGTCAGGTGTCTTAATTTCAAACTTTCTCCGGTTTATAATATTTTCTGCTAAGAGTACCGTGTTTTCTCCTACTAGCTTCTCATAATTCTGTTTAAAGTCTTCCAACTTCTCATCCGATACTCCGCTTTCTTCAAAAATTTCTTTTAGAATTTCCGCATCCATGGTCAGCGGCTCCGGAATCTCTTTAATCTTATGATCCTCAATATTTTCATTGATTTTTTCATATATCTCTCGAACAATTTCGTATCCCTGTATATCTGCTATCGTTTCCTGAATCAAAGATTGGAGCACATCTTTCTGCTTTTCAGCTGATACCGGAATCCTGCTTCCAAGGATTTGATCAATAAAGTCATTATGCATATTCTCAGAATCTTTTGAATAGTACAGTAAATAGTCGATATCTGCACTTCGATTATTAAATGCTGGGTAAAGGAAGCCGCTGATCGGTTCATTTACTACCCAATCTTGAATTCTCTTATGTATCTGATTTACATCTTCATGATAGCTCAATCCTGGCTTAGATAGCTTGACCGGGCATATGGAGCATAATATGTATCTATATACTTCCTCGGATGCATCATCCATCTGTAGCTTATCCTTCGTTTTCCCAGGTACATCATAAGCAGCATACACAATAAGAATTAAGTAACTTCCGACATAATCATATGATTGAATTACTTTTTCATAAAAATTATCCAGCAGGTTTTCATCCTTCAGCTCGCTATCTCTTAGCAGTATCAGATACTCCTGTTCTCCTCGGGCCGGTGACTTAAACTCCATATTGATTAGATTTTTTCCGATAGATCCTGATAAAGTCTTTTTGAATATCTCAAAATATTTGAATGTTTCTTCTTCGGGCAAACATAGGAATGTTTCTGTAAATTTTGTCTTAATTACTTTTTCACCATCTACATAGCATCCACTCACCTTTGTTATTGAGCTATTCTCATGTCTAAATTGCTTCTTGATTTCTAATATCTCACTGTTTATCATATCCTTATCCTATTTCCTTTCTTATTCATCCACCTGACACTCTTTTGGTGCTTTATCGTTTCTTATTCCCTTGAAAACTGGTAATCTCATTGCTTCTTTTTCACTAGGCATGAACTCAACCATACAAACAATCTCCGGCTTAATCCAGGTGGCCCCTTCACTTCCCAGCGGAACAAAACCGAATGGTGAATTAAATACCTGTTTATACCCGTGCTTTCGAATATGCGCCATGCCTGCACCTAGAGTAACATGTCCCTTATAAATTAATTCATCTAAATCATACTGGCCGATAATAATACTAATCATCCCGTCTTTTTTCTTGAGATATCCACATACTACAGCATCTATGCAACAACTTACTTTACATTTAATCCAGAGGTGAGATCTCTTACCCATTTCATACTTGCTACACTTTTCCTTTGCAACCATACCTTCCAACTTCTGCTCCTTTACTATTTCAAAGAGCTTTGTACCATATTGTTCGATATACCTTGAAAGAATAATCCAATTATTCTCGTGAACAATATTTTGTAATAACAGCTTTCTCTCCATTAAAGGTAAGTGTGTTATGTCCTTGCCATTATAATACAGAATGTCATAGGCAACAAAAGTCGCTGGCAACTTACTGGATTGCATCTGGATCTTAAATTTATTAGTCATTAGAGACCTACGCTGAATTTCGTAAAAGTCAGGGATACCGTCTTTAAGTACAACTAATTCTCCATCTAATATGCATTTCCCATATACTCGCTCATGAAGACTTGACAATTCTGGAAATTTAGTTATCAGTGGATTATTCTGTCTGCTTCTTATATCTGTTTCTGAGTCTACATAAGCAATAGATCTAAATCCATCATACTTAAACTCAAATATATAACCCTCGGAATCAAACGGCTCACGCTGCTCCGCTATTAACATTGGCTTTATATTTTTATCTTCGAATAAGTCTCTCATAATAATAAATCCTTTTTATTTTTAGTATGTGCTAATATACCTGCATAAATCCCATATCTTGGGTGAGGTATTGGATTATTAACTAAATACCAGTTTAGCTCAATAAAAAACTACCAACTAAATATTGTTAGTTGGTAGTAACTGAATTTTATATTATATTTTTGACCAAATAAATGACCCAACAAGTGATACCAATAAAGAAACAATTATCCCCCATAATATTTGTTGTCTTAAATTACTTTTTTTATTTGCTTCAAATATCTGTGCTCCCCATTTATAAGTTATAGGTGGGAACAAGTAACCCCAAATCTTTTTAAAAATAAAATAAATTATAAAACTAATCATAAATGCTATTAGTGTTGGATAAAAGATATTATTAAATGTTAAATCTATCGCTGCACTTTTATCTTCTTTTCCAAAAGAAACCATATATAAAATTGCCTTGATTATCAAATATCCTAAGACCACATAAGCAACTGATAATTTTGTTAAAATTGTATAACAAGTTGAAATCTCACTACTATTCAATATATAATTAATTTTATTTTTTATAAATATAATATCATCTTGATTTTCTAAATCAACAAAACCTGACATTGTAGTATCATTACTATTCAAAAATGATGGTTTGGGAAAAAAATCAAGATTACATTTATGTTTACTTTCATTATTAGTCTTTGCTACTATTGAAAGGTATTGAATTTTTCCATTACTATGATTATCATATGTTAATAGTTCTTTTAAAGAATAAAATACAACATAATCATTATTTACTAAAGAACAAAAGTATGTAACAGTATCAAAATACTTTAGTAATAATGTTTCCATTTTTCTCAAAATATCTTCTGTTAAGCAAATCGCTCTTTTATATGCTATATTTCCGCTTATTAACATGGTATTCTCCTTAGTAAATAATATACCTATTATATTACAATCACTACCAACTATCAATATTCAATTGTCAATGTACACCAATTCTTTGCTAAACTAAATCTTTCATTTATCCCAATTCCTCATACTCATAGGTTACATCAACCTTTACGATAATTAATTCATCCGCTTCAAAATATTTGGCTTTGGCTTCCCTGGCTGATTCTTCATCTTCATAATGGTCTGCATTGCTTGGGAAACTCCATTCGTCTACTTCCACCTCTCCTTCGCCCCAGTCATTCCTACTCAAATACACATCATCTCTCTTGTCGTAAATCACGTAGTATGTTTCATCCATCTTAGTTCCTCACCATATCCTTATTTTAGTCCTGAATCGTCAGAAGAAATTGCTTCTCTTCCAACTTCTCAAAAAGCGTTCTTCCCTGGTTGTCTACTATGTAAGGCATAAATATTTCCTCCATCTTCACCATTTCGATATCCAAGAGGGCCATTTGAGCCTCTACCCAATCCTTCAGTATTCTCCATGCCACACGTTCAGCTTGCTTCCAGTTATCCTTGATATTCTTGCTGCCACTCTTCTTTTCCTTCCGAAGTACCGTAAGGCACTCATTTACCTTAACAGGCAGCTTTATCGGAATCTGATTGTATCCGGTATCGATCAGGAATGATAATCCCGTGATACTATCACCATCAAACTCCTTCATAATCGACTTTGCCATATGTTTCATCAGTATATACTCAATTTCTGATACAGTTTTAAAAGCATCTATTGTTGTGGTATAATTCAATATTGCCAATGTATTCACTCCTTCCAAGGTTCCGGCTGAAGCCTCCAAGCGATAACATGTCGGTTGTAGTCTTCCGGTCCGTATTTCCATCCGAATATCTCTGAAAAATATAACTCTCTTGTCTGTGCTTCATATTCACCGATTTTTATAGTACAGATAAATCTTCTATTTCGATGGTCGTTTTTTAGATAGATACGACATTCCTCTTCATTCGGTAGCCTTTCCGTTACTGGTATCCACCCATCATTTGTCTGTTGCTCTAACGCATAAATAGCCTTTGCAATAGCTCCTGTTGGTACCTCTTCAAACATTTTACTAAGTGCCTTTAGACTTTCTATTGCTTCTTGATTACTCATCAATCACAGCTCCCTTCACTGTCCAATCCTTCCCGAGCACACCAATAATCTCAACTTCATCCAAATTAAAGCTAATAGATCCTCCGGCTTCATACTCCCCTGCAGCCCATGCATCATCAAATTCCACTCTTTCATCCTCTGAATATGATCCGAAATATTCATCCAGTTCCAGATACCAAAGAGCTTCTTTTATTTTGCTATCATCCTCTTCTCTCCAGAATCCCAGGGTGAATCCATCTCCTCTTAAGGTTTTCTTTGCCACGCCTACCTGGCATCCATCGAAGTGTTTTCCTGAATTGATAATATTTTGAATATCCTTATCTTTCAGGCTCCCGATCCAGTTCTCTTCCTTGGCCTGCTGCCGAATACTCTCCTCGGTACGGTTCCCGGTATGTAATATTGCCTCATAAAATTCTAATCCCATAATGCTCCTTCCTGCTGCCACGCAGCCTAAGTTAATTAGCCCTTCATAGCTTTAATTATGCTCTCGAAATCCTTAAATCCTCCTAGCCATTGTCCACATACTATTAGATAATGGATTTCATATTCTTCATGGTTTTTGTCTTCCCACTCTTCTACAAATTCACGCGGCCAATTACATTCATACCAGTGCTTTTCATTGCAGTACTGATAGCACATTACTAGAAATGGCATTTTCATTCCTCCCTCTTAACGAATACCATGCCCGGTACTCTTAATGCTCTCGGTGCTCCTGGATCTGTATCCGTTTCCAACATTCCAAGTTCGATCATTTTTGTTATATGACCGTGTACAGTACTTTTACTTTTATATCCTGTGCCCTCCATAATTTCACTGTAAGATGGGGGATAGCCATGGGACGTTATGTATTTTGTTATAAAGCTAAGTATTAATTCCTTAGGATTCATGCTGTTCCTCCATCCTTATGCGTATTTATATGTCTTACTTTTTAATTTCTGTCTTGCTATCAATCCATTGACATCCACTGTAGACTGATTCCTTTTTCCAGGCTTTTTAGTTAACTGTAATATTTCTAGATATGATATACTGGACATACGCCCTCTGACCTTTACCGCTATATGTCCGTCATAAAACTTGTTTATCTCGACTTTAGTCTGTATATGCTCCCTTTCATCTTCCGGATTTTTCATCCAAAGAATAATCGTCTGCCCTTCTTGGTATTTCTGCATTAC